TCAGCGGTTCGTTCGGAGCGATGAAGGCATCGTTCATGAATTTTATGGGCTCACTCGCAATCGGTGAGAACGTGAGCGGATCCCTTAATCAGCTCATGACGTCAGCGAGTACGTTCTTCTTCGGGAACTTCCTCCCGATGATAGGGACGCTGATCAAGTCACTCCCGAGTGCTATCGGAACATTCCTACAGCAGGGCATACCGATGCTCTTGTCTCAGGTCAGTTCGCTCATCACGAACTTCGCAAATAGCATCACGAATCTCGCCAATGGAATGTCGAGCGGTAAGATCCAGCAGTGGGCATCCACAACACTCCCGCAGATAATCTCGACGGCGGGGCAGTTGCTTGGTAAGTTCGCCTCTTCATTGATTCAGAACATCCCGAAGATAGTGGTGGCTCTGGGTCAGATCGGGCTCACCATCATCAAGGGACTTGGCTCGGCCTTGTGGGGAAAGGTCACACAAGCGGCGAATGGTATCCGTGACAAATTCATGGCGCCTATCAATCAGATGAAGGACAAGGTGAAGGGAATACTCGATAAGATCAAAAACTTCTTCCCTGTCAAGCTTGGCAAAATACTCCACTTCTCGCTCCCGAAGATTTCCGTCTCAGGCGGATCTGCGCCGTGGGGCATCGGAGGAAAGGGAACAAAACCATCGTTCTCGGTTTCGTGGGCATCACACGCAGCAGGTGGTATTTTCTCGCGCAGAACTCTTATGGCATCGGGCAACACCATTCACGAGTTTGGGGAAGCAGGTTCTGAGGCTATTCTTCCATTGGATCCATTCTGGAAGAAGATGGATGAGATCGCAGCGGCAACTACCGGCTCCACAAATATTGTTATCAATATTAATGGTGCCAATAAAAACCCTCAGGAGATAGCGGAAGAGGTTAAACGCGTCCTGATCCGCGAGACTAACCAAAGGAGGCTGGCATGGCAATAAATAATAGTATTATATTCGGCGGAGTCAATTCCGCCGATTTTGGCATATATATCAGTGGTGAAGGCGTGTTCAATGCACCGGAACGCGATGTAGAAATGATTGAGATCCCCGGGAGAAATGGGGCACTTGCTTTGGACAAAGGGCGGTTCAAGAACATCTCTGTAACTTATCCGGCGTTTAATTACGAGCCGAATGATTATGACACTTTTGCAGAGCGACTTGCAGACTTCCGAAATGCAATATGTGCACAACGCGGGTATCAGAGACTCGAGGATACATTCCATCCAGACGAGTACAGAATGGCTGCTTATGTGGGTGGGCTTGAGATTAAACCAGTAAAGTATAACACTGCATCCGAGTTTAACATCACCTTCGACTGCAAACCACAGCGTTGGCTCAAATCGGGCGAGAACGCTATCACGGTGGCATCGGGTGACGTGGTGACTAATCCGACGCTGTTTGAGAGTAGTCCTATGCTGGAGGTAAGCGGTAACGGTGACATTGTAATGAATGGTCAGGAGATAAGCATCACAGGTCGACCATTGGGAGAGATATTGCTTTCAAACGCATCTTTTATGCGGACCGCAACGCTTAACGTGAGTAATCTTGAAGAGGGCGATTCGATATATCCGAAGTTGAGCACGACAATAGGCTCGATAGATTCTACTTTCGCGGAGATAAGATTTAATACGGCTTCAACTTCGATGTCGTTCCACCTCTATGAGACCAGCGGAGACGTAACGGTCAAATTTAAAAGTCCATACGGCACAGGCGTTCGAGCGTATATGATGTTCACTAACTTAGGCTTCGTATACGGGACGCCATCGACCGTCTCAGGCCAAGCGCGATTAGACGAGCGCCGCATAGGAACATCTTACCGCTTCACGCTGACCGCCGAGTATGACGGCAACGATACGATAACGCTTACTTGCACATATACGGGAGGAACAAGCGGCATAACTACAAACATACACTCCTACCGCATCGCTCCGTTTTATGGCAATTCAACAAAGGTCATACTCCCAGAGCCAGTATACATCGACCTCGATATAGGGGAGGCTTATGGCGAATCGAGTGGTCAGATCGTATCGCTTAACGATAGCGTAGAACTACCGTCCGACCTCCCAAAACTGTCGAGCGGAGCAAATACGATAACGTACAGCGGAGATATAACCGACCTCAAAATCGTTCCAAGATGGTGGAAAGTATAGGAGGAGGCGCTAAATGATTCCAATTCTATACGAAAGAGACGAGACCTCGTTTGTCAGCAACGGGCTCGGAAGGCTTCGTGATTGTATTTCTTGTACGGTCACAGAGGAACGTAACGGAATTTACGAGTGCGAGTTTGAATATCCAATAAACGGAGCGCACTTCGACGAGATACGAATCGGTCGCATCATAGCGGTAGAACATGACGATACGAATGACGTTCAGCCGTTTGACATTGTGGGCTACGAGAGACCGATAGATGGAGTGGTAACTTTCCATTGTACGCATATCAGTTACAGACAGAGCGGTCTGACGGTTACTGGCTCAAATATCCAGTCGCTCGCAGACGCTTTTGCTCTGTTGTCACAATCGACACCGACCAATCCGTTCACATACGAGACCGACAAGGAAACGGTCGCATATATGAGCGGTGCTAATGGTCAGCCGAAAACAGTACGCTCTCTTCTCGGTGGTTCGGAAGGCTCGATACTGGACACATACGGTGGCGAGTACGAGTGGGACAAGTTCAGAGTAATTCTCCACAACCAGCGTGGCTCACTCCGAGACTATACGATTCGTTATGGTCTCAATATGACAGACTACGACGAGGACACGAGTAATGAGGGAACATACCAGAGCGTAATCCCTTACTGGACTGACGGAACGACCACGATCGTAGGTGACAAACAGACGAGTTCGACGCAGACCGTCACAGGACGAGACGAGACCGTTCCTCTGGACGTATCAGACAAGTTTGAAGAACAGCCTACTCTCGCACAGATCAATGCGATGGGTGCCGATATTCTCAACAGTAAGAACACGGCACTACCGACACAGACTATTAAGGTATCGTTCGTTCGTCTTCAAGACGTGGGCGAGTTCGATAAGTTCGAGGAGCTGCTTGAGTGTCATCTATGCGACACCATTACGGTCATATTCCCAGACTACGACCAGCGTGGCACGTTCAAGATCGTAAAGACCGAGTGGAACGTACTTGAGGAAAGATACGAATCAATGGATCTCGGAGACTTGTCCGTGACACTCTCGGAGGCTCTGGGTGTCGGATCAAGTTCGTCCGTGTCTGGTGGTGGCGGTCCTACTACCGTTTCGGTAGCGGTCAATTCCACGACCACAGGCGCAGCGGGAACTAATGCGTCAGTAACCAATGTAGGCGACGAGGTAAACGTTATGCTCGACTTCGTGATTCCGAGAGGAGACACGGGAGCAACGGGACCGACAGGACCACAGGGGCCAACGGGAGCAACAGGACCAAAGGGCGATACTGGTGCCACGGGGCCACAAGGACCTCAAGGCGAAACAGGAGCAACTGGTCCTCAGGGACCGAAAGGTGATGCTGGGGTTATGAACGCATATCCTCGTAGCGGAGCGACACCGTTATCAGCGAATTGGCTATCAGAAACGAGTGGCGGTTCCGCATTAACTCCAGAGGCAAACCAGATTTACATTTTAATGGCTGATAGTGGCGAGTATACCGCTAATACGATGTTCCGATGGAACGGCACAGCGTATGTTCCTCTAACCAGCGGAGGCGGTTCGGTAGAATCATCATCCGTACCAACAGCAGACACCATAGCCGAATTCGACTCCACAGCACACATGAACAGTACTGACATGACCTCTACGGAAGTCGATAACTTCGTAAACAGCCTTGACGCACAGGGAACAAGTATTGTCGACTTTATTGTAGAGCAAGGTACGGAAGGAATCTGGACTTACAGAAAGTGGAATAGTGGAATTGCTGAGTGTTGGGGAGTAATAACTGCGGGAAATCCTAATATGACATATGCAGAAGGTAGCGGCTATTATGCGCCATTGGCGACTTACACATATCCAAGCGGTCTTTTTGTATCAGCACCGACTATGGCACAGACTACTAATATGTCAGGAGCGATTGGTGACTTTACTTATAATGGCGGCGACAATGCTTCTTTCAACGGTTATTGGTGGGCAACAAGAAGCACCAATGTAAAGGCTTGTTATCTACACGCTCACGCAAAAGGTAGGTGGAAATAATGAGTAGCGAAGCAATGACAAGAAATGACTTGATGTCAATACTCAACAAGGTATTGCCGAGTGACCATTACATCGAAGGATGGGAATACGTTGGCGATGTTTATTGGTGGCAAGACTCTTGGACTTGCCCCGAAGACGGATTCATTGAGGTCAACGTAAATCCGTCAGCTAATGGTTGGTACTACCGAATTTCAGATAGTACGCACCCAGACACAGGATGGTCGCACCGAATGGGCGGGAATTATACGTATAGCCAATCGCAGACTTATTTCGTAAAAAAGGGCGCAGTATTGAGAAACCATAGCATGGGCAATGTGGCTTCGATAAACGTATGGTACTACAAGTTCGTACTCAAGAACTCAACAGCAATACAATCCGAAGAAACTACTACAATAGGTGACTTCACATTTGTCAAGAAAGGCACAACAGTAGATGTGCAAGGATGGGGTAGTATGTCTGTTTCATCGGCATATCAGAGCATTGGCACATTGCCCGAAGCGTTCAGACCAGCGTCAACACAGTTCATAATAGCGGTGGCAGGTAATTCCATCGGAGCAAATGCTGTTATGCGAATCCTACCAAGCGGAGATGTATCGTTATTAGCGACACAGACGTTGAGTAGCCAATTCTTCGCAGTAAGCGGTGTGTATATGTTGTGATAGGAGAATAGAAAATGCTAACTAATTTTATTTGCTTCATACTCGGAGCGTTTTGCGGATTTTTAATAACTTGCCTCGCTGTCGTGGCAAGTAGAGAGGATTAATCAAATGAAAGTATCAAACAGAACATACGATATTCTTAAATGGGTCGCATTAGTCGTAATTCCGGCAAGTGCGACTCTCGTTCTGACGGTCGGTAAGATATGGGGACTCCCGTACTACGACAATATCGGAGCGACAATCTCCGCAATCGGACTGTTTATCGCAGCGATCATCGGAGTGAGTTCAAAAGACTTCTACGAGGTCGAGCCGATGGACGTTGAA